TGGACTGCAGTTGTCATATCGCACCCTCGAGAACGAAGTTTTCGTCGTCGAAATCTGAAACCAGTCTACTGAATCCGGCGCTATCGACTGGCCAGTAGATTGCTTCAATGTCAACGTTGCCATCTTCATCAAAACCAATCGACTGAATCCGATAAGTGTCAGCCTTAACCGAAGCCGTCTGAAGACAGAAGACGGCGTTCTTCACGGTTTTTGTGCGACCTTTGCGGATATCAATTGTTGTTTCTTGAATTGAAACGCCATCCCAGAGAAGTACTTGATATTCACCATCAGCGATTGGCTCCCAAGCCGTAACTTCTCCAGTGCTTGAAATAGCGCCGTTCTGAGGCTGATTGTAGTAAATCGTTTCTATGCCAAGTTTGATGATACTCCCTACCGACAAAATCGCTTCTGTCGGAACAGTCTTGAAAGCTACCGAGTGCGTAACATAGCGACGAAGCTGACACTCGTATTTCGCCCTGTCAATTGCATGGCGCTGATTTGTGCAGAAGTCAGACATATCAATCTGCAAAATTGGAGCGTCGTCGCCATCCTTTGCGTCAGCTCGTCGGACTCCAACCTCTCTGACGATCGGGAATAGGCCACGGTCGCTGACGACGCCCTGCGTGCGCTCTTCTCGCCAGCGGACAGTCACCTTCGGATCCGAGCGGTCCTGTGGCTCAAAGTAGGAGACCTGGAGAGTGTCTTCCAGGATGTTCCCACTGGTAAACAGCGCAGAGACCTGAAGCGGTTGATCAAAATCCAACGCTGGATTAAGGGTGAATCTCCCACCGCTTATACCAAGCTCAAGCAAAAAGTCTCTTGCGCGCTCGACGCCCCAACTGCGAATGTTGATTTTACTCGAGATGGCACCATCGAAGAAGTACAGGCGCTCTCGGGTCCACGCAGATGCGGCATCAAAGCTATCTTTATCAATTTGCTTGGGACTGTAAAGCTTGCCAATGCCATATGTTTGATTTGTCAGCAGGTCATAGAAAACATCGGGAAAGGCGTGAGAGTTGATAACACCTGTTGAGACATAGACGCTAAGTTGATCAAGAGATCTAATTTCATTACTGCTACGAATATTCAGGCCCAGTATTGCCATATTTGCGTAGTTGGGAGTCGTTCTATTTTCTGAAATCATGTTGACATACGAAATGCTGTGCTCTGGCTGCCTGGCATTAGAAGTGACCTCTGAGTACACAAAAGCTTCGGCGAGACGCGCCCAGCCATCTACATAGCTGTAATTAGCCGGATCATCATGGGGTGCAAGTCCAAGCTGCACACGACCGGTGAGATTTAGTCCCGTAAAAGTAAGTGAACCAGCAATCACGAGATTTGATCCAATCACAGATCCACTCGCTCCGCCGACGACGGCAATACTTAAGGCGCTACCTGTGCGCGTAATGAGAAGAGCAATATTTTGAGATACAGAGGCTTCAAAATCATCCTTTGCAGTGACACTAAAAGTGGCAGTTATGGTTTGCCCTGATGTTAGGAACGCCAGCTTGCTTGTGGCGATTGTGTAATTCCAGTCAACAACGGCAACTGTTGGGTCTGCCACCGTAATGGAAAAAGCATTCTCAACATCGTCTTGCTGTGTCGGCGACAAGGTTAGGGGAGTGATGCCATCGGACTGAAGAGCAGTGACCGAGACAACTGCCCTGCTGGCCGAAAGTTGACTGATGTTTGGATTGATAAAACCCTTGACTTCAAAGGTGCTTGCGACATTCGGGACTTGCTTGCCATTAAAGCGAAGAGCAACTCCTTGATCTGTTACGGCTGCAATATCAGCCACATGTGAATCAATTACGTAAAGCTCGGAGCTGGTGTACTCATTCCTGACTTCCCAACCACTAACAGGAACAAAGCGAATTTCACGCCTGCGAGCACTACCAAAGTCAAAGCGAATCGCATTATAGAAATCTGCATTTGTCTGCCCTCTAAATCCATACAGATTCTGAAGCTCTGTAAAAGATTCATCGTCAATGTTTCTATACAGAATGCGGAAAAAGCTATACCGCATTTCGGGCGCACTATGCGTCCCTGGCTCTATTCGATTTCTGTATGAAGTTACCTCTGGGGAATCGCCATCATTCTGTCCACCGCAGTACTCAGCGTCTACATAGGCTTGATACGAATTATCCGGGTATCCGACATGCCCCTCTTTATTCTTTTCTTTACGCAGTGAATTGAAGTTTGCAATACCACTTACCGAAAGGCCAAGCCTGCTTCTGAACCCAACCTCAATGATTCGACAGGCGCGTTCCGTTGAGAAGGCGGCAACGCTGATTTTCAACAAATGACTTGTTGCGGTTGCAAGCTTGCCTGTTGTGTAGCCACTCTCGGTTGGCTGTAGGTCTGCCGAGGTCCAAACATGGACTTTCCCGGCACGAATGACTTTGAACTGAGCAGTAACGTCGCTGGCATCTGCAGGGTCGGTTACATCCGCTTCAGAGACAAAGGGATCGTCGCTGCGAGAAATGCAAATAACAGTGGCCGAGCCTGCGCGATAAATATCTCCTACATTGATTGACTCGTCATACGAACGCTGAAGAGACGCGATAGTCGTTCCAGTGTCGTCGTTCGACTCCTTGCCATCCTCGTGCGCGCTATCTGTTTTCTCGTGAATGAACTCACGATCTTTTTCGCTACTCTTATAGATGGCATACGTGATTATATCATTCTTTGCAACAGTGAGAAGCTCCGACTGCGTTGAAATGAATCCGGCGCGAGTCGAAAACATGACTGACTGCTTTTTGCGCAATGCGACCCTTTGATTGTCATCTGTGCGCTCATACTTGCCGTCCTGGCGGGTATCCCACTGACTTAGCGCTTGAAAATCCTCTCCAATCTTGTAGCCGAAATTGTTGCCAATTAATTCATAAACACCAAACTCTGACTGATTGGTTGGTTGAATTGCTTGGCAAAAATCAGGACTGTAAATTCCGTTTGCATCTTCGACCGAATAAATATCACGAAGATTGGGACTGGTTAGGTCAAATTCAGGCAAAACTCCGCGTTCGTAATCAGCGGAAGTCAAGCGCCCGCCATCCTGGCTGTAGTAAATACTGATGCGTCCCGCCTCTAGATCCTTTGCAAGCTCGTAACCCGAAAGCATGTTATTGCCGAGGGCGATCTGCTTCTGCTCAAGTGTCAGCGGCCCTTCTCCGATCATATAAATACCTTTGAAGTTCTGGCCACCGCCAATACTCAAAAGCTGCGACCAGAGCAAGTTGGTATTTACCCGAAGACCGCCATAAACCTCTCCGTTAATCTCCTCTCTCTTGCAATAAATAATTGGAATTACACTGCCCATCTCCACCACATTCTGAACTGAGTCAAAGCCAGACTTTGACGCAAATCTGTCGCGTCGAACAACGTCTTGCCCGTCAACAGTTGTTTCTTTCGGAGTTGATCTCTCTTCTACTTTTGGTTTGGGAGTTAAAAGATAAGCAGCTCCAGTAAAAACAGCGCTTATCAATAAATTAATGAGAATGATCTCAAAGCCACTTAGGGCAACCGGCTCGCATGGACGCAATTTCGCATTCTTGAAGCATTCGCGCACGAACCACCTGTACTCGCTCTCCGAAAGCCCAGCAATATCCATGATCTCTCGATCCTGGGGCAGCAGAGCTATCGACGAGCTGGGCGAAATCATTAGATCAGCGATAGTTGTCCGGTTGATGGGAGTGCGCCAACCAGTGCCTCTGTTAAGCGGCGACGTGTCACATCGGCAGAAATTGCATCCAGTGGGCTCCCAAGCGTCATGCTAAGCCTTGAGCTGTCATGTTCAAATCCAGTCACCATGAAAACATCCGTCATAAATGCTGCCTTTTCAGTTAGTGACTTTGGATCGAGCCAGACCGTTTCAATTTGAACGCTATAGCGATTGTCCGAAGCTTCTTTTGCCTGATTCATGCTCAGGTCATTAAGATTAAAAACAATTTGCGCACTAACGTTTCCACCCTGAGCATCCACCGTGCTGCCACTATATCCAAGACCCGCGAAAACATAGGACTTGCCTTGCCACGTGCGAACTTCATCCTTGAAGAAGTTCTGGAAGAAGTATTTATCCTCAATGTTGACAAAAGTGCCAATTGCAATGCTCATTAGCGGATCCCCGCAGACTGACGTGACGCAGGGCGATTCTTGAGATCAGCAAAGACCTGCGAACGCGCCTTGCGTGCGCTTGCCTCACTAGCCTCTCGAACCTGATCCACAGTTGCGTACTCGACGTTGTTGATCACCTGCGTCTGAATCGTAATTGAACCGTTCGCTCCAGATGCAACCGACCCAGCGGCCTCGCCAGTTGCCATCGAATCAGCGGCGACTGCAGAGCTGGAGGAGTAGGCGTCAGCGGCCTGCATCGCCCTGCGCGGCGCCTCAAATACAGACGCCTCAACGCCAAGGCGTCCGTCCGGTCCGCGACGAAGCGGCATGATTGCCTCGGGACCAGCTTCGCCCATTACGCCTGTACGCATTGCACCGCCATCGGCGAACTGGAAGAGGGTTGGCGAGGAGACAATGGAGTTGGTGAACATTCCGC